ATCCTTGGTCTTGTGCGTTACGCAGGGTTCCTTGGTAGCCTGCTTGGGATGCAGTAAAGTCTACCCTAGTTGGCTGGAAGGTTTCATCCACATTCATAACGTCGCGTATACCAAGAACTCGGGTACGATACCCAAATCTAGGTGGGAGCATCTGTATAGTAGGTATAGTTGGTCGTACCAAACGCTGTAAAGCGTGGCCCGGCATAGTTACAGAGTTTAGCGCTTGCGAAATAAGCTGCTCTTGCTTATTAGCAAAAGGGCCCATATAGTCATAACGAATGCCAAGATCTTCTTCTTCATTGCGAGTCCCTACAATTTGTCGAGGTTTAGTATGGTCATAGATGGAGTCTTGTGAGTTCACTTAACTTGACCGCCTTCAAAATTAGCAGTGTCATTTTTTCGTGAACGAGGGGGTTTTCTAGGTGCAAGAGGTATTCCCTGACTTAACTTACCAAGCACGCTTTCAATCTCTGATTGAGAATATCTTTTGTGGCCTCCCGGGCTTACGCCTACACCTTTTAAATTTACAGCATGACGACGTACAGTCTTTGGGCTAACACGCCATTTTTTTGCAACTTCTCGTGTAGTGTAAAAGGGCTCGTCGTTTTCTAGTGCCATATTAATTCCAATGTGGTCGTAAGTGAGAGAACTGCTGAGCAAGTCTAGGATTAAACTCTGCAGGCACGTTTGCTGAGATATTAGCTTTACCGTCGTTTACCAATTTAGGGGCCGGAGCTAGGTTCTGATTTGGGGTGTATCGAGGAATGGTCATAGTAATTGCGCCGTCATTTTCAGCCATAGAGTAAAGATTTTGTTTTACTCTACGATCTGGGCGTAAATCTTCTGGCCACATATATTGACCTGGATCAATGCGCTCGCCTTTGTGTACTCCACGTTGGTAAGCGCGTTGATTTGTTCTGTTCTTTAAAGAATCTAATACTGTATCTGATACAGCGTAAGGCTTGCCCTTATCATCACGGCGTGAACGTATAGTGCCTAAGTATCCATCTGGATACTCAGCTTGTGGAACACGTCCAATACCTAAGCGCTGGTAGTCAAGGTCGCTTCGTGGTACCACTGGGGTACCATTTCCACCTGTGGTGGTGTAAGCGCCCTGGTAGCCGTTAGCGCCAAGGTATTGCCAGTTTTGATGTGATTGAGGCATTAGAACATCTCTCCACAATGTGCACAGATAGGGGTGTCAGTTTGATTTGCGTAGATTACGGGAGATTTTCCAGTAATCGCTTCATATTTAGCTCTAGCCTCATGATGTGCCTGAGCATACTTATGAAAATCGTCACTACTTTGATATTGGTCAGCCAGCCATGCATTATCATGCATATCCTTATGGATTTTTTCTGGGTGATCCTCAAACATAGGGACAGTTTACTTCTTCTACTTAGCTTTGGCTTTCTTAGCGGCCTTCTTATTTGAGCTTGCCAAAACAGCGGCTAATTGCTTCTCAACCTCAGGCAAAGCGAGCTTTATAAGACCAAATGCTGGGTCCTTTGGGTTTACGGCGCGAATTGCTACTGGCAGGATTGCTGCTAGTCCGGCTGCGATGAGTCCCTTTGGGTCAGTGTTTCCGGTGCTCCATAGAGCTACAGCTGCTGCAAGAAATGAGCGACCGTATGATGCGAGCATTGCTGTGATTTTTGGGTCTAGCTTCATAGTTATTCCTTATCTACTTTCTTTACTAATATAGTAAAGAGATCATCTAATCTTTTTGACTGAGCTTCTTGACTTTTTTCTAGACGATTAACTGCGTCCTTAACTGAACTGCCCCCGTTTGGTTTTAATTCTGAGAAGTAATCAACAACAAGTCTTTTTACCATTCTAGTAACCCTCAACTCTAATATTCCAAGAATTGTAAAGGTTCCAATAACTGCGGTAAAAGCGAACTCAACATTAGACATTAAGTTATCCTAAAAGTAAGGGGCAGGTGTACTGGCCTATCATGCAGTACACCAAGTGTATACGTCACGCTAAACTAGGTAAGAACTATTAATTCTCTTCTAGGATCGACGCCGTCTCCTACAACCATAGACACTATTCCCGGAGCGCTTTCTAGCCCAGATTTATCTCTAAACCAGGCAGATCCGTTATCCATTGCAGGGTTTTGTACAAATAATCTAGGGCCAACGCTTTGGGCGTGGTAATGGTGGTAGTGCCCAACGTTTAGTATGTCAGCCTGCGCTACAGCGCAACGTCCCATAGCTTGTCCGCCCCACCACTTAATCATGTCACGAGCTTGATGACCATGAGCCATGCCGTACATAACTCCGCTTAAATCTACGGCTATAGTCATGTCATCTGCTGCAGGATATCTAAACTCTACGCGATCTCGCAAGAAATCATTTTCTTTACAAATATCTTCAACTTGAGAAACTACTTCAATCTGCCAAGAGTCTTCTGGTCTACCCAATAAAAACCTCTGTACTTCATCGTGGTTTCCAGGAACTACAGGAATAATAAGTTTTGGTGCTAGAGGTGCGAGCGCTTTGACTTGAGCTAATAACATTCTACGACCGACGCGTACCTGTTCTGATACGCCAATATCGTGTCGACCCATTACTTTACCTTTTTGACTTGTCATTCCTTCAATACAGTCACCGAGTTGTGGTAATGCAATTTGACCAATGGAATACTTTTTTGCTAAATACTTGTGATGATCTACTGCAGAATTAAAAGATTTTAATACTCTATCTATAATTGATGGGGTGTCGTCTTTTCCATATTGAGTGTCGCCTATGCTGTATACAGCTGTTAAATCTCCTGAAGCAGATACAACTTTACTTGGGGACCACTTAGTTATTCCCATTAACAATTGTTCTAAATCATAATCAGGTCTGGTATTTACTCTCGAAGGAACTACATTGACCCTAAATGACTCTAACCAATCACCGTTAAACGTTTGCCAACGTGATCTACGATGAGAAACTACTACCCACTCTGCTGGGTCTAGTTTTGCCTCTATTAATATTTCTTCTGCGCCGGGAGTATTACCATCTGGTCTTGGAGTTGAAATAACAAAGCCACCCTCTGTACCTATTTCAGAACGTGGTCGCCACGCTTCTGGAATATTTTTGTTGGCTTTATCTGAACCTTGATTACCAGCTTGAATTATTGAATCATAATCATCTGCTAAAGACATACACAATCTCCTTGTCGGTGGTCACGAACAGCGGTTTTGCCAAACGTGCCGCCAGCACGACGGAGCAATAAAAATAAATCTTTTGTGCTTAGGTCGTCATCTTCTATGGCGAGGTCTAATGCTTTTTTATCTTCTTCAGAAAGGGTAGCTGCCCATTGCCCTACAATACAGGCTTTTGAAATGCCCATTGTTTTTACTTCTGCGTAAAGATCTTGCAACGACATATCTTCCTCCAAATTTAGTCCAATTGCAGTACTAGGCCCTAGAGGAGTCCTCTAAGACCTAGCACTAGCATACAACGAATTAGTAAGAAGTGCTAGCTCCATCGCTGAAGTTAGGATTAGTACGCATTGTTGCAGATTTAAAGATTCGACCATTAGCTTGAGTAAAGCCCGCCTCAGGAGAGGTTTGCTTCATGTAGTTGGAGCTAATCCGGTACTGAGCTCCCTGACGGTCTGAGTTAGACGCTGGTACGTTACTACGAATACCCATAGGCTGTGCGTACGGGTCGCCAGCTGCTGTGTTCTTCTTTTTAATAAGTGTGCCAGCTTGTGGTGACGCGGATGGAGAAGTAAACTTAACTCCATCTTTGTTCATAGGCTTACGTGGTGCGCCAGTCTTTGCCATTCCGGCTAAAGATTCCTCTGGGCTAGGATTTGATGATTTGGCCATATCTACTTCCTTTAAGGTTGAGTTGAGATCTCAGAAACTAGTTTACGCTAATTGTAAAAACTATGGCGCTAATCTGCCCGTCTCTTGAATCTACCGTAGTAAATCCTGGGCGGCAAGTTAGGTCAAGTCCTCTAGGAGCAACGTAACCCCTAGCAATAGCCATTGCTTTAACAGCTTGGTTTACTGCAGAAGCCCCAACAGCACGTAATTTTACGGTTGGGTTTTCATACAGGGCGTGGGCTATAGCTGACCCCACAGATTGAGCATTAGACCCTGCGCTTACACGCAAGAACTTTTCTTCTTCGTTTTGGTCTGTCACAAGTAGTGTTCCTTTGGTATCGATTAGTAATCGCCCTCAGGAATAAGTATTAAGGCTTTTCTCTATATTTGGGGTCTAAAACGTTTTTTATTATCTGCTTTTCATAGGCCAGATCAGCTTCCCCCGCCGCTAGTCTAGCTAGGGAATAAGAGTCTGCAGCGTTGTCATCCATGAACTCAACCCCCCACTTCTTGTATACATTGAGGAGAATCTGGTTTTTTTGTACTCCGGTTCCTTTACCGGTTACATACTTCTTAAGAACTGATGGAGGAATTATTAAAGGGTATTTAGCCTCGTCTACATTATAGAACCAGCACTTCAACTCTAACTTGACCATACCGCCAAGTTCTCCCGCCATATGGGCCATCTGAGCTCCGTAGGAGTATCCCTCCATGGCCGCACCCTTTACATTAATAACCCGATCTCCCAGGAAATCACCAACGAAAGCCTGTATTGAGGATAGGCGTTCTACGCCACGCCCCTGTCCCTGGAACACCTCGGTGTAATAAGCTCCGTCTTTTGAATAAGCGGTTATAGCGAATCCACTATATGACTGATCTATACCTATGTACTTATCGCACGGATGGTCTAATGGTAATCCACCGTCAATTATCTTAGGATTCTGTTTTGGCACGACGCTCGCGCTCATCTATAACCATCTGCACTGTGCCAAAGTATCCGGCACCATCTACAAGGTTATCTCGCTTAGGTAAATAAGATTCCCTAGCTAACTTTACTCCGACCATACAGAGTCCGACTTGTTCAGGGGTGACTTCTCGCCCCAGTACAACAGACCAGATAGCAGCAATGCGGCTGAAATTATCCAAAGGGTGGTCGTAGCTAGAGTTACGATCACTAGTGATGAGGCGTTGGGCTTCTTCAAGGATAGTCTCATGGGGTGAATTTTCTAGCACGAGATCTAAACCCTCCTCCATCTGAAGTGCGTCGTGTAAGTTCTCTTGATACAACTTGCGAATCTCTTTCAACATTTTCCGCCCTCGTTTCTAGTAACTTTCTAAATGCGTACTTAATATCTAAATCATGTTTAAGCTCTTCAACTTCTGGGCTAATAGTAATAGTTGCTTTAGCAACAGCAACTCTGTCATTTTTTCCGCCTTGCCAATTATCGATCATGCACCTAGCTTCAACAGAGTCTACCGCCCTCTCAGCCTCTCGCTCATTTATTACTGCTATTGCTCTAGCTCCAGATAAATGATCATTCCATTGAGTAAACTGAACAAAGAGATCCATAAGACCTTCGTCATCTAACTCTGTTATATCCCTAGGTAAATTTGGTATTTCAAAATCTGGCTTTGCTGAAAGTGTTATGCCTAATTCAGATAACGACTCTAATACTTTTCTACTGATGCTCATTTATCCCCCTTAAATGGCTCACAACGTTTGCAGCCCTTTGTTGCGTCAATACTACACACAGGCGGCCTATTATTGTCTACCGCCCACACTACGTCAAGTGCGTTGTCAAAGATCTCTTTTACGAACTCAGGGTTGTAGGCAACAGAAAACTCTTTATAGTCTTGGTTTGACTTTAACTCGTAGATAAAAACTATTTCTTCTGGCGCAGACTCTAGAGTGCCCTCTTCAACCATAAGGTGGGCTAGGTGTAGGTATACCTGTCCTTGGAGTATATGTGATCTAAATGGTTGCCTAATATTTTTCCAAGCAGCGTCTAGATCAGCACCGCCGTTAAATAGGGCTGGCATCTCCATACGAATTGTTCCAGGACCTACTGACTTAATCTCTATTAGAAAGTCTTCCCCGAGTCCCTTTACCCAACCATCAGAATGGCCTGAGATTCTGTGCTTTGGGCTAGATAAAGGGACTTCTCGATACTCATAAATACTTGTGCCAAGGTTAACCTCGTCAGAGACACCCCAGACATACTTATTGTCTGTATCGCAATACCATTTGCCATAAAGGACGCCCATATCGTTTAACCAGCCCTGCCACTTGGCGTGAACAGAATGGCCAACACTAAATATAGAACTAAGTCTGAGAGTAGGCTTCTCTCTAACCTCAACATAATTTCCATTTAATGCGTGATAGGCTGCAAGAGCGCACCACTCAGGTTTAATTATGTCAGAGGGGTGGAGCACGTCCTGCGAACGCTCATCAAAAGGTTGAGCAAGCATATGACGTTCCATATACCCCAATAAACGAGTCTCTCGCTTATTAGCATCTAAGAAAGCTTTAAGCTTCTTACTAGAGACTGTTTGAGATTTTGCCACTTATTTTTCCTTTTCTAACCATTCATCCAGGGTAAGGCCTTGTTTTTCATACTTACGTTTCATAGCATTACGTTCTCTGTGGGACATGCCCCCAAAAATTCCATGAAGTTCGTCGTTATTTACAGCTTCACTTAAACATTGCTTGCGAACAGGGCAGGCAGACTTACCGTCTTTGCCCCAACATATCGCCTTAGCTTTGTCTGCAATTGGCTTGTATAGTGCTTTGTCTCTTGGTGGAAAAAAGATTTCAGTGTCTTCGCCACGACACTTTGCATCATATCTCCAAGCCCAGGGAGGGTTTTCCCTGTTATCCAATTATTCTCCTTGTAGTGAGTTTCGAAGTTCAAAAAAATCCTCCTCTCCAAGTATTACGTAGTTCTCCCCGTCAAGGTGTATACCAAGAATAGGTATACGTCCATCAAGAATAGCCTCCGTAGTAATCTTTTTAAGAACATCTGATTTAACCGTGACCTGCTTTTTACCAGTCCACTTGTGCTCAATCAATAGTTCTTTGTTTCTCACGTCACCTTTTCTAGACCAAAAAGCTCCAGAAGCAGCGGACACAGATCCACCAATTACTTTTGCAAGCCTATTCTCATGCTTGCGCGACTGCTTTTGACCTTCAGTCTTCATTGCCGACCATTACAACCGGTTGAGATTTTAAAGTATCAAGAACAGCCCTGCTTAGCTCTTCACTAAGATCTATCTCTTCACGAAGCGAATCAATCATAGCTTGAGCTCCTTGCCACTTTCGATCACCGTAGTACATCCACCCTCCACGACGATCAATAATCCCGTTAAGGATTCCTAAAGCAACAATTTCCTTGCCCCTATCATACTCCCCCCCAGGGATAGCTCCCCCACCTGAGAAGTAAAAATCCAGATAGGCGGTCTGTTGAGGTGGGAAAGTCTTATTCTTAATAGTTCTTACTCGAATAGTTTGGCCTACTCGTTTCTTTTCTTGGCCAGTACCTACTTCTAGCCACTCATCGCGCTTTACTTCACAACGAATGCTGTATGCGTAGTCCTTACCCAGCCCTCCAGGGGTAGTGCGTGGATCTCCATGCATAACCCCAATCTTCATACGGTACTGATTAATCATTAATCCGAGTACTGGTCGTTCTTCTTCGATGAGGTCTCGTCTGGTAGCTGACGCCACTTTTCTAAAGAACTTATTGGTAATAAGTGCGCCACGACCCACAGTGAATTCTTCCATAGCCTTTTCATCTTCTGCACTAGGAACCAAGGCAGGTAAAGAATCGATAACGACCATGTCCACAGATTTACTTTCCATAAATTTAATAACCGCTTCAAAAGCATCCTCCATACTGTTAGTTTCTACTAATAAAACTCGTTCGTTGTCTACCCCGCACATCTCAGCATATTGAGAATCAAAAGCTTCTGCAGCAATCCATACGGTAGTAAATTCTGGGTTTAGTTTTTGATTTGCAGCAATAGTTTTAAGTGCAAGAGCAGTCTTGCCATGTGAAGCCTCACCAACTACCTCCACCCAATGATTCATAGGCCAACCCCCACCTAGTACTACATCAAGGGTTAAAGACCCGGTAGTAATTCGCTTAGGTAGTTGAACTTTACTTGCTAGCACTACAGTGCTGTCTCCGTGCTTCTTGTTAATTAAAGCCGCAATTTTTAAAACATCTGAATTTAGTGCCATTATTGAATCCTATCTACTATGACGTTTGGTTTAAAGCCTGATCCTTGATTAGGTTGTTTAGCTGGTATTGCTGCACCGCCGCTAGAACTAGTAGAGATTACTCCACTTCCAGCCTGTACCAAAGGATACCCACAATCATAGCAACGCATCAAATTGGTTCCTGGAGGCGACATATAATTTCCTGAGTTACACCCCGGACAACGGTTGCTTTGACGAGAACTTTGAGCTTTACTCATAGTTTGGTCGTTAGTTTGGTCGTACGTAACCTGTACATTTGGGTTTCCAGGTTGATGAGTATAGGGCAGGTTAACGGGGGGACTAGTTCGTGGAGTAGCGCTAGTGTTAGGTTGGGTGCTTAATTTCTTAGACCACCAATCGTTATTCGTCATTGTTTGATACCACCTTTGTTTCTAGTAAACCGAGATTCATTAAAGTTGAAATGCAAGATACTGAAGATGACATAGAGACTAATTTAAATAACCTAGTTAATTCTTCTAACGCCTCTTCACTACCTGGGACAGAACTATTAACAAGATCTGCCTCTATAGAGTATGCTGCACAAGCAATTTGTGCGGCTATGTCAGCATGAGAGTCTATAAAAGGAAGTAGTGCGGAGAACTGTGAGATTCGTTCTTCACTTGCCCGTATTTCCATCTCTGAGACTTCATCAGATATTGGTTCTAGCCCCATCATTGTTGAGATCTTATCTGCAGAGTCAAAGATTGAATCATAAATTACCTGGCGTATAAGTATTGGCATAGATACGTTAACTACATGATCTACGATGTCATACTTTTCTTTACGTCTTTTAAATGGCCACATCTATTTTGCCTCTCCCCAACGAGACACTATCTTAACATCTGCCAGCATAGGTATGCTGAGAGCGCGTATCTCTTCCATAGCTAAGCGGATCTGCTCCGCAGTCTCCTCAGCTAAGTAATCTGG